CCGAATAGTCGGGAAGTCCACTCGCATTGCAGAGCCGCGAGAGGTTTTCGGACAGAAGCACGTCCTCGCCGGAGACCAATGCGATCAAGCGGTTCATCGCGACGCGGTGAGCGGCCGGGATCAGGCCGATTGCGGAATGTGCCATCAGAGCTTCCTGCGGTTCATGAGATAGGTTTGCAGCGCCGTGGCCTTCTCGGTGCTGAGCGGGTTGGTGATGAGGATCGCGGCGATCTGGCCATGCCAGAAGCTGCCGGGCGACGAGTTTATGAACGCGCCAATACGCATCCGTGTATCGATAGTTGCAGGGACCACTGTGGCCGAGGCGGCCGCCACCCCGTCAAGCCAGTGGACGACATCGGCGCCCGTCACCTGAGCTCGTGCGACGTGTCTGGACGAAAAATCAACACCAGATAGTGTCGATGACGCCGCGCCAACGGTGCTGCGCGAAAGATTGATGCCACCTCCAATAGCCCGATTGATCGAACGCTGGGTTGTGGATGACCCGCCATAGGCGACCGCATATCGTGATACGCCGTCCACGATGGAGGCCGCCTGCGAGACCAGCGCCCAGATTTCTGACGGAGCAGCCCCGACCGGAAACGGGTGCGGGGTCAGGTGCATGAAGTCGTCCACACCGTCGAACGCCACACCGGGATCACCGCCGAACGATGTCGCGGAATAGACCGGCTGGGAGGTTCCGGTCGGCTGGATCGCGTCATGACCGAACTTGATGTCCCGCCATGACGAAATAGCGCCGCCACCCAGCGTCATCGTCTCGGTGCGACTCGCGTCCCAATAGCCGAGAAGGTCGGAGCCAAGGGCGGCTACGGGGCTATACCCGCCGCCCGTGCTAAGGGCGCCGAGGGTGGACACACCCGACACGAGCAAAGGTTGTAACAGGTGTTGAAGTGGTGAGCGAAAAAACTTAACCACTGAAAACACCGCATACGGGGCCAGCCGGCCGAGAGAACCGATATGTCCCCGCAGCAGTGATCACTTGAGCCGGGTTCTGAACAGTCAGTTCACCAATCCGATTATAACCTCCGCTGTCGTCTTTTAGCAGGATGGTAATCTTGCCACCCTCGCCACTAACTCCTTTAAGACACACCGCCAAGGGCGTTGTGACGATAATATCCGCCGAATTTGCGGCAGTCCCCGCCGCGGCTAGAATCTGCGTCGCTATCTGTCAACCCTCTGACTGCGTCGGCGCCTAAAATTCCACAATCGCCTGAGCGATGCACCTACATAATACGGGTTGCCCCGGCGGCAACCCATTCTCAGCGCCTGTAGGTTTACCGTACTCGTAAATCTTGCCATCAAGCTTGCGGTGCAGGGGGCGAACCCGCTCGTCCTTGGACGTGCGCCACCTGTACTTGTCAATCCCCGCCTGCCGATGGCGGAAGCGGTTCATGTCCGAATTGAGCTTGGCGATTTGGTCGCGAGCGATCACCTTCGCCCGCTTGTCAGAGAAGCTGAAGTCTTTGGCCAGTGCCTTGCGCAGATCTCGCGCCGGGGTGCCTTGCATCAGGGCGGTGGTGACCGTGTTGGCCACGCGCCGCACCGTCTCGTCGGCGAGCCCCTTGATAAGCGCAGCGTTGCGGACTGCCGCGACCGACATCAGGGATTCGAGATCACCCTCCCGAACGACGGCGCCCACGTCGACCCCGATCGCACGGCGCACGCTGGCCCCAAATTCTCGGGTATGGCGATTGCCCTCGATCCTGAGGATGCGATTGACCATGTTATCAGCAACCCGAGCGAGCATGGCCGCGAAAGCGCTCAGCCGGTTGAAGATATCCGCATCAATGTCGACTTGCAGGCGCTTCACCTGCTTCTGCTCGGCGAGCTCGCGCTCGACCACAGGGAGGACGTCCGACCTGACCTGTGCGGCCAACTGGCGCAGCATCGACCGCATGACTTTTAGGTAGGCCGCTTCCTGGCCGTGGCTGCCGTGGATCTCGGGCAGGAACGCGTAAGGCTTCTTCGGTTTGTCGGCGAGCGATGCGAGCTTGTACCGAAGCATGTTGGCCCTCGAAACTGGTAGGAGCGGCTGGATTTGAACCAGCGACCAAAGGCGTATGAAACCAGCGCTCTACCTGGCTGAGCTACGCTCCCAAAGGTTGCCCCGGCCCGGAGTGCACCGAATGCGTTCTCCTTCTGGCCGGGGCGTGGCGATCATTACGACCCACGACGCCAAGGGTCACCCGTCCGTCGCATCGAGCAAACTCGAAGAGATCCGAAGACCGCCGACCGCGACAGGTCGATCTGCACACCCTACCCGCGACCGTTCGCCGCGGCAAGCTCAGCACCCGATTTTACTTCCTCGAAGATCTCGGGGCCGAGCTCGATCCGCCCCTGCCAAGGGGCCAGCTCGGGCACGTTGTCGAGCGGAGAGCTCGCGTACTGCAAGGTCAGGTGCGGTTGGTACTCCGGGTAGGTCGTGACCGCGCCGGCCTCCTTGAAGGCGTCATGCCGCCATTCGAGCTGCTTGGACTTCACCATCAGCACCAGCGAGTCTTCGAGCCCGGGCGGGCCGAACTTCTCATGGTCGCGCGCCCCGCCAGCCGGCAGGGTGAGCAGCTCATCCCATGCGTCGCCAACCTTGAACCAATCGACCGGCGCCTTGCTGTGGATGAGCGTGATGTGGAGCTTCTCGGGCTTGCTGATGACGAGACCCTGCTTGGCGTAGAAGTCAGTGATCTCGCGCCAGTTGAGCACGTCGCGCCGCACATAGAGGGTCTTGGGGACGGCGTCGGTGATTGGCTGCTTGCCCTCGGCCTGTGCTTCGAGGCGAGCGTCCTCCCGCTCGCGTTCGGCCGCAAGCTCGGCCTCGTAATCGGGCAGGCCGCCCGCCTCGTCGATCTGCTCCTGCAAGCTCGGCATGGTGCCGCTTTCCATGAGCATGGTGATGCCGGCGTTTGCGACCGCCTCGGGCGGGTAGAGACCCGTGTCATTGATGACCTTGAGCGTGTCCGCCTGCACCTTGCCGATGTCCGCCTTCTCCTTGTCGCTGAGCTGCCAGAGCGAACTCCAAGTATAGTGAATCTCAGGCGGCCGATTACCGAGCGAGGACCGGATGAGCGCTTCGTCCAGGTAGCGCGAGGCTGGGGTGATCGTGAGCTCCTGTTCCGAGCTGATCCGATCGTAGTAGTTGCGGAGGTCGGACTCGCCTGTCGAGTTCATGCCACCCGGCGACTGGCCGAGGAAACGCGTGACCGGGATGTCGGCCGCGCCGCACACCAGCCCGAACAACCCCTCCAGGATGTCGGGCAAGGTCTGAAAGGACGCCGACTTTTGATCGTATTCCTCTTCCGAGTCCAGGATCAGTGTGCCATTGATGCCCTTGGCCTGCGCGGCGAGCCGGAGGCGTGACAGCAAAAGTTGCTCATAGGAAGGGTCTTCGAGGTGCGCCATCAGATCCTTGATCTTGATAACATCGACCTTGGCCTCGTAGATGAGCGAAGCAATGTTTGCCGAGGTCCCCTGCGCGTCGGTGATGTCCTTGCGGGGCGCGGTCAGGACGCTGTCGCCCCAGCCGTCCGGGTTGGCGAACCCACCAAAGGTAGCGTCTGGCACTTCTTCGCCGCGAAAGACCACCAGCCGCGACGGGTGAATCTCACGGCCGAGGTCTTGATTGGCGGTCGCATTGAAGGTGTAGGACCTCGGAAGGCCGAAGTACTCGCTTGTCAAGTCGCTCTCGACATCGCCAGAGGTGAGCGAGCGCTTGGGGATCACGGTCAGGAACTTGACACCCCCGGCCTTGACCGATTCCAGGTCGAGCGGCTTCGAGGGATCGGCGTCCCCCGTGCCAATGTAGATTGCCGAACCGCCGAACAACCTTGACATGATCTGCGCTTGCAGGTACTTGCCCTTGACGCCGAGGCGCATCTCTTCGGCCTCGATCAGTTCGATCTGGGCCTTGTCAGCTTGCCATGAACGCCAAGCCCGGGTCGCATCGAAGGCGGGGATGCGAATGATCTTCTTGGCAACCCACGACGTCCGGTAGAAGACGAGAAGCTCGGCGTCGCTCATCGTGAGCAGCTGGTAGCTGACAGCCGCGGCCTTGTCTCGATCGGTGCCGAGG